TATCTCGAAATATATTCTCTTTCAAAACTACAACTGAAGAAGAAAGAGTTTGATCTAGAGAAAGTAAAGAAGGATAAGTGGCTTTATTACACTGGTAAAATGACCAAATCCGATATGGATGAACGAGGATGGGCTTATGATCCATTCCAAGGTATGTCGAAGCCATTAAAATCAGAGATGAATATGTATTACGAAACTGATGAGGATTTGGTGAAAGTAAAAGCACAAATCGATTATCAAAAATCAATTATTGATACACTTGAAGAAATAATGAATAACATTAGGTGGAGACATTCCCACATCAAGAATATAATTGAATTTCGTAAGTTTACTTCTGGTATGTAATGAATGAAACTATATATCTATCGAAGAAGAGTGAATCTCTTTTAAATGTAACATCTGAAGATTCTGGGGTTCTTAGAGAACTTTCGGAATACTTCACCTTCTACGCGGATGGATATAAGTTTATGCCTGCCTATCGCAATAAATTATGGGACGGAAAAATTCGTCTTTATAATTTAATGAACAAGACAATACCTTACGGTCTTAAAGATGAGATTCTTAGATTCGGTCAAGATAGAGGTTATAATGTAAGTCTTGGTTCTGATATAGATAATCGATATGCCTATGATGAAGAGTTCTTTGATAGTCTTTCATTGTGTTCTGGTGGTAAACCAATTAAAGCAAGAGACTATCAGAACAAGGCTGTTGAGTTTGCAACAGATAATGGTCGATCAATATTAGTTTCACCTACTGGTTCGGGAAAATCTCTTATCATCTATATGTTGATGAGATACTATCTCTCAGAAGAAATGGATAAGAAAGTTATCATCATCGTGCCAACTACATCATTGGTCGAGCAGATGTATAAAGACTTTGCAGACTATTCATCTGATGATCCAGAGTTTGATGTTGAAGAAGATGTACACAGAATCTATTCTGGTAAAGAAAAAGAATTTGAGCAGTCTGTTGTAATTACGACATGGCAGTCTGCTATTAAATTAAATCAGATATGGTTTCAACAGTTTGGTTGTGTAGTAGGAGATGAAGCTCATACATTTAAGGCTAAATCACTCACTACAATTATGAGTCGGTTATCCTTGGCTGATATGAGAGTTGGTACTACTGGAACACTAGATGGTGGACAGGTAAATGAACTTACACTCATGGGTAATTTTGGACCAGTATATAAAGTAACATCTACACAAACACTTATTGATTCTAATACTCTTGCCGATCTGAAGATAGAAGCTCTTGTTCTTAAATATAGTGATGAGACAAGAAAGGCATTTGGTAAAAAGAAATATGCAGAAGAGATTGATTTCTTGGTATCACATGAAAAGAGAAATAGATTTATAGCCAATCTTGCGCTCGATCAAAAGGGTAATTCACTTGTCCTTTATAATCTTGTTAAGAAACATGGAGAACCTCTTTTCAAACAGATAAGAGATCGCGCAAAAGACAGAAAGGTTTTCTTTGTATCTGGTTCTGTAAATGCAGAAGAAAGAGAAAAGATCAGAGAGATTACAGAGCAAGAAAAGAATGCGATCATCGTTGCATCTGTTGGAACCTTCTCCACAGGCATTAATATAAAGTCACTAAATAATATTATATTCGCTTCACCCACAAAATCACAAATACGAGTTCTACAATCAATAGGCAGAGGTTTAAGAAAAAGTAATAATGGACAAGGAACAGTGGTTTATGATATTGCGGATGATCTATCTTGGAAGTCTCGAAAGAACTACACATTAAATCATGCAATTTCAAGAGTTAAGATTTATGATAAAGAGAGTTTCAAATACAAAATTCATTCCATAAATATATGAGTGATCCATTAGATATCTTTGATAATATTGAAGAAACAGAAGTTTACACTTATCATCTTACCGATGGTTCTTATATTATTGCGGAAGAAATAGATTATGAAGAAGAATATGATATAACCTATATCGTTCTACCTGCCAAATTAGAAAGAACTCATTACGGTTTCAAGTTTGGAATTTATACTATCGGAGATATGAATGATGTAACAGAATTAAATACAAAAGCCATAGTAACCCGAACAGAGGCACCCTTTGGATTGAAGTGCGATTATCTCAGATATATCATTGCCAACAAAGTAAGAAATGATATGATAGAAGAAGAAATAGAAAAAATGGAAGAAGATAATGAGTTATTTGATGCATTTGACCCTAATGTCGACAAGCCATATAAAAACAGATTAAATTGGAAACCGGAGAATAATTAGTCTTTCTCTTTCTTTCGAACAAATCAATTATAATCATTTGTCAACCACCTGTCAAACCCAAAATAAGGTATTGACATATTTCCCATATAATATATTATATACCATATAATGAAACGTGAACCACAACACTATGTAAACAATAAAGAATTTTCTCAAGCAGTAGTTGACTATGTAACTTCCGTAGTCGAAGCGAGAGAGAATGAAAAAGATGAACCCAAGATTACTAATTATATTGGTAGTTGTTTTTTAAAGATAGCAGAAGGACTATCACACAAACCTAATTTCTTTTCATATACATATCGTGAAGAGATGGTCATGGATGCCGTAGAGAATTGTATCAAAGCAATTATGAATTACGATATCAAGAAGGCAACAAGAACAGGATTACCAAATGCTTTTTCTTATTTCACACAGATCAGTTACTATGCTTTCCTTAGAAGGATTGCAAAAGAAAAGAAGCAACAAGAGATCAAAGAAAGATACATTGATTATGCAGGAGCAGATGCCTTTGCAGACTTTGATGGTAATTGTGATTCAGAATTTATAGTAGATCACATCAGACAAAAATCACAAAAGATTCGTGAAAGAGATGATCTTGTTAAAGAATTCGGCAAGAAGCAAAAGAGGAAACAAAGAGCTAAGAAGAAAGTTATTGACTCTTTCGAAAAATTCTATATTATAGTATAACTATATGAAGATAGCACTGCTTAATGATACTCATGCAGGCATCAAGAATGGTTCGGATATATTTCTTGATTACGCGGAGAGTTTTTACACGAATACGTTCTTTCCTTATTTGAAAGAGCATGGTATAAAAAAGATATTACATCTTGGTGATTACTTTGATCACCGTAGGTTTGTGAACTTTAAGGTTCTTAAAAGAAACTACGAACATTTTATTTCCAAGTTAAATGAGTATGATATTACAATGGATATCATACCAGGCAACCATGATGTGTATTATAAGAATACGAATGATCTTAATTCATTGAATGAAATTCTAGAGCAACATGATAGAATAACAATCTATAATGAGGCTACTGTTGTTTCTTATGATAAACTAGATATTCTTTTACTACCTTGGATATGTGAAGAGAACCATGATCGCTCAATCGAAGCGATAAAGAAATCAAGGGCAACCATTCTAGCAGGTCACCTTGAACTCGGTGGCTTCGAAGTCATGAGAGGAATCAAGGCTATCGATGGTATGGATAGAAAAATCTTTGATAGATTCGATATGGTTTTATCTGGTCACTATCATGCCAAAAGTTCAAAGGATAACATTCACTATCTTGGCACACAATTTCAATTTACTTTTGCTGATGCAAATGAAGATAAGTATTTCCATATATTAGATACTGATAAAAGAGAATTGACACCAGTTAGAAACCCTGATAGTATGTTTCATAAACTAATATATGATGAAGATAAAGTACCAGAGATAAAAAAAGAATATAAAGATTCATACATAAAGATAGTCGTTCTGAATAAGAAAGATTTGTATTCTTATGATAAATGGCTAGATAAGGTTCATAAGGCTGAACCATTTGAAATTAAGATACTAGAATCATTTGATGAATATCTAGGTGAGAATGTAGAGGATGAAGGAATCACGACCACAGATACATCAACACTTCTAAACAGTTATATCGATTCAACAGAAACAGACTTGAATAAAAATATACTCAAGAAATTAATGCAAGAACTCTTTCTTGAGGCACAGAACATCGACGAAATATAATGATAACCTTTGAGAGACTATCTTACAAAAATTTCCTATCAACTGGAGATAAGGAAACAGTAATCGATCTGAATAGATCGTCCGCAACTTTGGTTGTTGGAGCAAATGGAGCTGGTAAATCTACGATGCTAGATGCATTATCATTTGCTCTATTTGGAAAGCCACATCGTAATATCAATAAACCACAGTTGGTAAATTCAATCAATGGTAAAGGTTGTGAGGTTGAGGTAACATTCTCTGTAGGTAAAAATAAATATAGGGTGTATCGTGGAATCAAACCAGGAGGATTCAAGATATATCAGAATGATCAATTACTGAACCAAGAATCTCATAGCAGAGATTATCAAAAGGTTCTAGAGAGCAACATTCTTAAACTAAATCATAAGTCTTTTCACCAGGTTGTAGTTCTTGGTTCAAGCAGTTTCATTCCTTTTATGCAATTGCCTACAGCGCAAAGAAGAGGTGTTATTGAAGACCTACTAGATATTGGTATATTCACAAAGATGAATGTTTTGACAAAGGATCGCTATTCTAAACTCAAGAATGATCTAATCAATACTACTAATGAGATCAATATACTTACAGAATCAATAAGATTAAAGAAGAAGCACATTGATGAATTGAAAGCAATTGATCTCAAGAATTCTGTTAAGAACACAAAGAAGATTAAATCTTTGAAAGATGAGAAAAAACTTCTTGAAGAGAGAAACACAGAATTGCAAAAAGATTTTGATGCAAAATGGCCAGAGCTTAGTTCTCTTATAGAAGAAGCGACAGAGGGCAGAAAAAATGTAGGTTACGAAAAGAACACCTGTAATCATGAATTAAAATCATTGATGAAACAATCCAAGTTCTTTGAGGATAATGATTGTTGTCCTACCTGTGATCAGACTATCTCTGATGAATTAAAAGCATCTAAGAAATCGGGTATAAAAGAATCCGCTGGTGTGATTCAAGGCACCCTAAAATCTCTAGAAGATGACGATTTTTCACTTCGGCAAACCCTCGATTCTTTAGATATTAAGAAGAAGAATTTAGATAAACTTCGTACAGATATTCGTATGAATCAAGGCACTATTAACCATTGCCAGGAACAGGTAGATTCATTAGAATCTACCGATGCGGTTGATTCAGTAGATACAAGTTCTTCCGAAAAAGAATTGCAGGATGACGAAGAATCTATTATAGATTTAAATAAGAAACAGCAATCACAAACTCATGTTAAGACATACATCGAGGCAATCTTTGAGTTATTAAAAGACACAGGAATAAAGACGAAGATCATTCGTGAATATCTACCTGTAATGAATAAACTTATCAATCAATACTTACAGGTATTAGATTTCTTTGTTTCATTTAATCTTGATGATTCTTTTAATGAGACTATCAAATCAAGACATAGAGATGATTTCTCTTATGATTCATTTTCAGAGGGTGAGAAACAAAGAATCGATCTGGCTCTTCTCTTTGCTTGGCGACAGATAGCCAAGATGAAGAATTCAGCCAACACCAATCTTTTGATATTGGATGAAACATTCGATTCAAGTATGGATGCAGATGGAGTTGATAATCTTCTTAAAATTCTTTTCACATTAAGAGATGATTCCAATGTCTTTGTGATATCGCACAAGCAAGATTTACTAGAAGGCAAATTTCCTGCCAAGATAGAATTTGAGAAGATCAGAAACTTCTCTGGTATAAAAAAGTAATTATGAGGCATTTAGATACATATAATAATACCACATACATGGTTGAATCAATGATGGGTAAAGAAGATAATCTACCCTCAAAAGAGCTATTCGAAACATATTTTAATGGAGTCCTCAAACGAGATTTCCTTAAAGACTACGGGATAGAACTCCAATATAATGAGAATTATTCTCAATTGCTTGAACAATTGAAAGGTATTCGTAAGTCATTGATAGTGAATAACTAGTAAACTTTTGGTTTCTTTTAAATTTTCTTTTGTAACTCATTGATATTCAATGGGTTAAAACCATTTACAAAATGGCATTTATGGTATATAATATACCTATATGAGAAAGAAAAGAAAAGATAGAAACTACGTTCTTTACCGTGTGAGCGGTGGTGACGATGAATATATCGGACTTACGGTTTCTCAAGGTCGAGCATTTTGGAAATCTGTAAAGATTCGGGTTCAGAAACATATCTCCCGTGCCTTGAAGGAAAACAAGGACTGGACGATGTGCAAATTTATCCGTGAGACAAACGAGACCATCTACTATGAGGTTCTTGAAGTTGTCCGAGGTCGCAAAGCTGCTTACCAGCGCGAGAGAGAACTCATCGCAGAGTTAAATCCATCACTCAATGATTTTTAATATGTTGACTATCAACCACTTATCAATTTTGCGGATGATCAACTACACGAGTCATAACTCATTGATGGTCAGAGACATAAAAGCCTTTACAAATTGTCAAAACCTGATATAATATACATATAAGATTAATTATGAATTACGAACTCCAATCCACCCTCGCGAGACTTCTCGCCAAAGAGAACATTGTCGTCACTCACGGCAACATGAAGACCGCAATGTTTGATGTTAAAAATCGTGTCCTTGGTTTGCCCATGTGGAAAAATAAAAGCAAGGATGTTTACGATATGTTGGTCGGACACGAAGTTGGTCATGCCCTTTACACACCAGAAAAAGGAATTGAAGAATTTCGTTCCAAGTGCGGAGACATTCCATTTGATGTTTGTAACATCGTTGAAGATATTCGAATTGAACGAATGATTCAAGACACTTATCCTGGCTTGCCTCGAGTATTTCGAAAGGCTTACTCTGAGTTGGTTGAGGACGACTTTTTCGGAACCAAGGAAAAGAACATACCCGAATGTGGCTTTCTTGACCGCCTTAATTTGCGAGGCAAAGTTGGTTCTCTTTTAGATATTCCTTTGGACGCCGATGAAGAGGTGATCTATCAAAAGTGCCTCAAGGCTCAAACTTTCGACGATGTTCTAGACATTTGCCTAGAGATTAAAGATATGATTGAAAAAGAGCCAGAGTCACCACAAGACCAAAGCGAGAGCGAAGATTCTTCTGAAGAAGCCGAAGATGTTGACCCTTTACCTTCTGATCAAAACGAAGATGAGAATAACCAAACTGATGGTGATGACTCTAATGAATCAGAAACCGACGATGGTTCTGAAGCCGAAGATGGCGAAGAAACAGATGATGGCGATGAAGGCATGCCTGATGCCGATGTATCCAGCTCAGATATTGGTTCTGAAACAGAAAATGATGAGACCGAAACTTCTGCCTCAGATTCTAATAGTGGTGCAAGTGACGATATACCTAAAGAATTCGTTGCTGACACTATCAAAGATTTCGAAGACAATCTAGGCGAAACCGTTGAGAGCATGACCGAGAGAAAATACACACCAGTCATGCTTCCTCGACCAAATTATATTTATGATTCAATTGTTGACTATGATATGTTGCGTAAAAATCGTGGCAGTTTTTTAGGATGGCTCGCAGGATGTGATTCAAATGTCTCACAAGATATAAACGATAAATTCATCAATTTCCGTAAGATTACTAACAAGAAGGTTGGAACTCTGGTTCGTGAATTCGAACAACGCAAAGCGGCTTTCCAATACTCTCGTGCTACCGAAAGTCGTACCGGTAAATTGGATGTGAACAAGTTACACAATTACAAGTTGACCGATGAAATTTTCCTCTCGCAAACCAAACTTGCTGATTCGAAATCGCACGGAATGATTTTCCTATTGGATTATTCTGGTTCAATGGCTAGAGTTCTTAAAGATGTCATTGACCAGACTCTCAACTTGGTTACCTTTTGTAAGAAGGTCGGAATTCCTTTTCGGGTTTATTCTTTTACTAACACATATGTAACGAATTCAAAATGCACCATTGATCCTACTTTCAATGAGGTCGATCTATCCAATGTGGTTCTGGTTGAACACATCACCAGCGAGATGAAAAAGACAACATATGAAGAGGCTTTCCAAGCCCTTTGGGCGACACGGAACACTCATTGGCAGGGCGGACAATATGATTCACTTGGAGGCACACCATTAGATACCGTATTGACCATGATGCCAACCATCTTGACTGATTTTGTAAAGAAGACTGGAATTCAAAAAACCACTTTTGTTACCCTAACAGATGGTGACAGTGCAGGTATCTCTACGAATCACGGCTGGGACGAAATGCTTAGTGGAAGATTGAAAATCAAATCTGGCGGCAAGATTCATGACATTCCACGTTATAGATCAACTAATAGCTTGATGGAAATGATTAGTGATTTACCTGGCATATCTACTATCGGTTTCTTTCTTCCAAACCACAAGAAAGAACTCAACCGACTTCTAAATCGTTTTCATCGCACCACCACCGATGTTAAAAAAGCCAGAAAATTACATGCCAAGAATGGCTTCTCAAGTGTGGAGAACCGCGGCTATGGTGCCTATTACATCTTAGATTCAGATGTCGGAATTACCGATAATGATTTTGTAACAAGCATTCAAGAAGACGCAGCCAACTCTCGCAAGGCTCAGAACAGACTCGCTAAACAGTTCGGCGCCCATAACCAAAAGGCTCGCCAAACACGAATTCTCCTAACTAGTCTGGCTGAAAAGATTGCCTAAACCCAAAGTGAACTGGATGAGTAACTCATTGAATATTAACGACTTATCAACTTTTGTTAAAAGTTCGAAACAGTTTTGTAACTATTTGATGATCAAAGATTTAAAATCCTGTACAAATCCTCAAAACCTGATATAATATACATATAAGATTGATTATGAAAAATACACTAACAAACGAAAATATCGCCTCCATCCACCAAGCGATGGACCTTACTAAAGCCCCGGTTAAGAAAGCCGCAATCATTGATGTCGCCGAGAGCCTCGGTCTCGACCGTTCTCTCGTGCACAAGACCGTGCGCACGATGTTCTCCAAAGCCTCGAAACGAGGTTATTACACATTTCCTGTTTCGGAGGTAACTGGTGAATTCCTTACCGCCGACACCCCTGTTTCGACCCCCGCGGTTCGAACTCCTGCTGAGAATTTCAAACTGGCGACCACAGTTGCCTCGGTTGTGGACGATGAAATTCACATTCCAACAGTTGATTCCACATATGTCAAGTGGGGTGAATTCAAAACCGTGGCTGATATTCTTGCCGCTGGCATTTTCTACCCATTATATATTGAGGGCATGTCTGGCAATGGTAAAACATTCATGGTCGAACAAGCCTGTGCGAAAGCCAAGCGAGAATATATCCGGGTTCAGATTTCGCCTGAGACTGACGAGGACGATCTTATCGGTGGCTTTCGACTCATTAATGGCGAGACAATCTACCAAAAGGGACCCGTAGTCAAGGCTATGGAACGTGGAGCAGTTCTACTGGTTGACGAGATTGACCGTTCAACCAATAAAATCATGTGCCTCCAAGGGGTTCTTGAGGGCAATCCTGTTCTCTTAAAAAAGACAGGAGAGGTCATTACTCCAGCCCGCGGCTTCACGGTTATTGCCACCGCAAATACTAAAGGTCGTGGTTCTGATGACGGTCGATATACCGCGGCTTCAATCATTGACGATGCCTTCCTAGAACGTTTCGTAGCCACAATCGAACAGGAATACCCTGCGGCTCGCATTGAGAAAAAGATTTTGGTCAAGCATGCCGAAAAATATGAGGTGAGCGATCTCGAATTCATCGACAAGCTTGTTGCCTGGTCAAATGTGATTCGTAAAACATTCGAAGACGAAGCAGTGGACGAAGTGATTTCTACTCGCCGTCTCTGCCACATCGTGAAGAGCCATTCCATTTTCGCCAATCGCATGAAATCGATTGAGATGTGCATCAACCGTTT